GTTCATTCTTGCGCTTTGTCGAACTCAAGCACCCCGCCGATCCCGTCGAATAGGCTGGTCAGCTTCATGCTTCCGCCTTCGACTGACACGACCAGCACAGCGGTAATTCTGCCTGGTCAGGATGGATGCGCTTGCCGGGCCGCGTACCCCAAACGTGGTGCTTCCCTGCATCCTTGACCAGTGCCGATATACGGTCAATTTCGGCGGCGGCTGCAGGATAGAAGCGCCGGATCTCTTCCAGTTCATTTGCCTTCGCAAAGGCGCCACAAAGGCACTCGCCACTCATGCACAGCGTGTCGCTGACAAGGTTGCTGCGAAGTTTATTCGCTTCCATATAGAGTCGCTTATCTTCCGATAGCCATTCGATGATCGGTGCCACCCATACGACGCGAGGCGATGGCGTGGGCGTTCCGGTGGTTATTGATTCGGTCGTTGTGATCATGCGCCGGGCGCTTTCATTCCGCCGCCGGCCTGAGATGAATATAATCTTGCGCCGCCGGTCATTAGGATCACGGGAATCCCTGACCAGTTGTCGAAGACACCTCTCCTTGAGTCGCTGGTACATGAGGCCGTGACCAGCAGGGCCAGGAAATCCATGCTCGACGCACAGGTCTTCATAACTTCTCTCGGGATGATATTCCTTCAACGGCCAGCCATTCTCAGCACAGGTGTCGAGGACGAACTGCCGAGTCTCCGCAATCCCGATGCCAGTGTTGATATGTACGACTCCGCTGAAGGCTGGATGCTGACTTGCTAAATGAGTGGCACAGAGCGAGTCGTGACCGCCCGAAAACAAGGCGAAGGTATGGCTCGGATTGTACTGCTCAACGGCGAGGTCGATGATTGCCAGTTCATCTGTCATACCCACCGCCAGTGAATGCGCGGGCGTGTCTCCGGTGCGACGAGCAAGTACCAGGCGCACGGCGGTGCCGGTAGCACCTCGTCCCATGTCTCGTCGTTGTCGCCGTAGGTGCGTGTCGCCGCGACGGTCGTCGCCAGTACCATGAGCGCCAGCAGCAGGCCACCGATGACGATGTACCGGCCCCAGGCGTCGGGCAACGCCCTGCGATATGCGCGGTGTGCTGGTGATGGTATCGCCGTCATGCTGTCACCTCGCTGAGTCGTTCGATCGTCGTCGGCAGCTTCGGCTTGTTTGGCCCGGTCATGCGTAGCGTCATCTGATGCGAGGTGCAGGATTCTCCGCGCACTGTCTTATTCCAGGCAATCACCATATATGACCGCTTGATGAATGACGGAATCTTGGTAAATGGCGAATGCTTGATCAGCCGATTCCGCAAATGGAAGACGGCATCATCTTCGTCGAGCATCTTGCCATCCGTCAACCTATCGAAGAACCACCGCACAGTCGGATTCGCTGCGATGTCTTCAATCTGCTCGGAACCATAGAACAGAACCGCACCCGAGAGAGTCCCCGCAATCAGTGGTCGGGACTTGCTCACGACCTGTATCACTTCCTGTAATCGCGGTTCGTGGGATTCGATGAATCTGTATATCTCGGAATCTGGGATCGTATAAGACCGAGACGTTTGCCTGCCCCAAAGGCCCTCTTCATATCCTATACAGCACCGAACCAGCCCCGGCATGGCGGATCCATTCTTGATCCCCTTATGACTGAGCCATTGCGCCATTGATCGCGGTTGGCCTCGGTCAATGGTGCGGCCATCTGATTCCAGACCACGCACGACGACTGATGTGATCGGAATGCCTGACTCGATAATTGCCTCAAGCCGGTGCTGCCCGTCGATCAGTTCATTGCCGTTCATCTTTATCGACTCGCCGTTGCAGTCCCAGTTCCCTGACGCCATTTCCTGGGCGTATAGGGTCGTCCGGATCTTGCTGATCGGGCGGAAATTGCCCGTATTCATTGCCAGCATTTTCTCCGCTTGTCTCGGGCTGATTGTCTCGATCGTTGCCTTCGCCATTTCTTCCCCCTGCTGTGATAGTTTAGAATCAGTAATGCGAACTCGACTCGTCACGCTTTCATGTCATCACCTCGCGCTCGGCCATGTACTGCACCTCGCCGACTTCCGCAAGGCGCCGCACGTCCTCAAGACTCAGCCGCTGCCCCAGCTTGCGGAACGTCACCCGGCCCTCGCGCATCCATCGGTCAACAGTGCCGATCGACACGTCAAGGATCGCGGCGGCGTCTGCTGCCGTTCCCCATTGCGTGTTTCTTTCGTCTTTCATATTGCCTCGCTTGTTTCGTTGTTCGCCGTATTGCTCGACAAATTACCGCGCATAAAAACAAATGCAAACGGATACCGGCCGGATTTGTCAATTCCCAAGAGTAGTCTCGGGAATGTTTTTCACATAGGCGGTGTGGGTGGTGTAGCTGAAACCCTAACTTTCATAATTTTCCTTCATAAGGCAAAAGTTAAGGGAAAAGGCCCACCACCCACACCTGTCATCACGTCGTACTGTCAGTAGCTATCGGTAGACCTCGGACAGTTTGGCGATAAGGATCGCCAAGTTGTCTTCGTCTACGAGCAGCTCGCGCACGCGCTGGTCACGCGCCACGGCCCCTTGCACTCTCGCGCTGTCCGACTCGCCAGGTAACTCGCGCACCAGGCGCCGGAATGCCTGATTGGTTCTTCGGTGTCTTCGTCATCGTGTTGGCCTCGGTTGTGGTTGTGGTTGCTTATCCGTTGCGCTCGGACGCCTGGCGTAATGCCTCGCGACCGATAGCTGTCATCGCATCGACCGGCACATCATTGCCCCGGCAGGTTTCATAGATCGCATCCATGATGGCGTCGGCGATCCCGCCAGCGAATCCACGGTCACGGTCGTCGATCGTGCTTGCCTCGGTTGTCGGTGTCTCGTCAGCCGTCTGCCGGCCAAGCTCGAACGCCTGCTGCAGTGCTTCCTTGATCGACCAGACCGCAGTCTCATGGAAGTCGAGGCTGTCGCTGTTGCGCGTTTCGAGTGTTTCGCAGGTCGGGAAAAAGTGAACTGCGATCTTGGTCAGTAGTTCGTCGGTTGCTTTCGTTGTCGTCATCGTGCTGCCCTCTCGGTTGTGGTTGTTTCGTTGGCTTCTTCTCTTTTCTTTTCATCGTGTCTCTGCATCTTTTTGAGATATGCCAGCATCTCGCGGTAGGAATCACCGCCGTTGCGGGCATAGACATTATTTGTTGAACCACCTGCGTATTTGTAGATGCAAAAGTAGCCGCCACCGAAACTGCTCGGCTCGAATCCGCACTGCACACAGGCTTTGGCGAATTGCATCTTGGTCATGTCTCGCGTTTTTCTCATCGTGCGGTCCTCTCGGTTGTGGGTGTCGTCGTATGCCGGTGCATTTCCCAGTATTCGCGAAAGCTGCGGTTTTCTAATGAGTAGGTCGCAGAATCCGCCGCTCCATATATCCTGTCCCAATCGGGTTGCGGTAAACCGCAATGGGCAAACACCCAATCTGGACAAGCAGTCAGGTTTTCGTTCCCGTAGTGCCGTAGTTGTGAAGCACAGCGTTTTTGGAATGTCTTCGTCGTCGTCATCGTGCTGCCCTCGGTTGTGGTTGTGGTTGCGGTGCGTGGTGAATTGTGGATCAGCATGACTCGCGCCCGAGGTAGCCGTCCGTGCCATGACTTGCAAGCTGCTGCAGTGCCAGGAGCATTCCCTTCTTTCTGATGGGGAAGCTGTACTCGTCAATCTCGCTGAACGGATCATTGCCCCCTTCCCGCAGCATGAATTGATGCCTGCACGCCGACGCTTCCCGCTTCGATGCGTGATAGCTGTATCCATACTCAAACGGCTCCCCCGCTCCCCCCATCACTGCGTCAGGATCGGATGCCGTATGTCCGCTGTAGCTTACTCTGTAAATCTTCATCGTGCTGCCCTCATAATTTGCTGTTGTTTCCGTCCTGCCCGACTTCCCTGCTGCAATCTGCCGTTGACTTCCAGCCTGTTGATTTTCCTGAGCTTGGCATTCAGTGATGCTGTCGAAGCATCAGCAAAGCCAAACGGATCAGCGACACCTGAGCCAATTGCTCTCTCCAATGAACTGTTCCACAAGTACTCAATTTGTTTCTCAATCGTCATCGTGCTGCCCTCGGTGTCGGTTGCTTGCGTTGTTGCGTTCGTTATCATGTTATCAATATAGGCTGTATGTACTTGCTTGCAAGTATGTATATAAAGGTTTACAGAAACGCCGCCGAATTGCCGCCGCGCCAGGCGCGAATCCCGCCGCTTATCCCGCGCAAAAAAAACCCGACTGCAGCAAGGGGACACTGCAGCCGGGCGGGGGTTGCCGGTAGCGGATACCGGCAGCGGGATTGTCAGTCGTCGTCGTCGTCGTCGTCGTCGTCAGGAATGCCGTTGATGTGTTTGGGTAATTTCACTTCCAAGAACAGAACGTGTAACTGCACATTCGGTACCACCAACTTTGTCTTTTTGTCGTCGCAGTAGAAGGTAGTCTTCAGCAGACCCACACGAACGAGTCGGGCCGGGCGCCCACTGATCAAAACACACTGGTCATGCGTCAGCTCTGCACCGTATTTGAACACCCAGCCAGCTACGATCCCTTCCACGGCCTGGCGACTGAATAGCACCAGCACGGCCAGCACAAAGAGGCCGGCCGCGAATCCTGCGACCGATTCGATGATGCCCTCAATGTGAGCCGCATCGACATCCATCACCCTGCGCCGGCGAGCAGCGTCCGAAAAACATACATCGCCATGCCGGCGCCCTCAGTTAGTATCACCGCCATGCACGCCCAGATGATTCGCTGCTGTGTTGCCAGGCGCTCTGTGATCGTCGCGAGTTGCAGCGACACCTTCAGCCGGTGGTCGTGTTCCGTGGCGGCCACTGCCAGGGCTGTCTTCAACTCAGCCATTTCGCGTCGCAGCTTGTCACCGTTTGGCGCTTCATTTCGCACAGTGCCTCCACCCGCCACATCGTACAGACCAGTAATAAAGGCGCACCCATATTCCGGCCTGCTTGCGGCGTGCGGCGCTCTTGATGTCGCGCTTGATTATGTGCTTGAGATCGGCACGGAATCGGCAGTCGCACAGCAGGCGCCACAGGTATTGCCGGCGGCACCAGGCCGGGCGCAATGCTGCCGGCGTGGCGTACCCGTGGTCGTGGCGGTAGCCGGCGTGGCCCACGTATGCGCCGCCGGGGATTTCGGCACCGCCGAGTATGTAATCAGGCACCATCGCCGAGAAGCCTGGGTCGTCTGCAGGCCCGCACCAATCTACTGACTCGTCGAACGGCGGGAACTCGTCGGGCATATCGATGTCGCCCTTGCCGATCAGCGCCCAGTATGTTACAAAACTCCATGTCGGATTGTATTTGATCGTCTGCTCCTGGCTACTGCAGCATCAGTGCTGCGAATGGTGCGATTGACTTCACGCCCTCGATCAGCGGGCCTTCGGTGGCGTGGGCGCTGATATCGATGACCCTTGCCGGCTGCGTCGGATCGCTCGACGGCACCGTGATCGTCATGTTGCTGGCGAACCCTCGGAACTTCAGCACCTGGCCGTCAGCGCCATCAATCGGCATTTCGACTGACGCACACCCGGCGCCGATCGCGCAAGCTGCCGCCAGGATAATTGCCCTTGTCGTATTCATTCGTTACCTCGCCTCGGTTGTGGTTGGAATCGTAGACCATCGACATATCTATTGAGTTGCTCGACATCGCCCTCGATATGATGCAGCCGCATATTCTGCTCAGCGTCATCCGGCAGGGCGCCCAGCTCGCCGAGCGGCCACTTGATCCGAAATGTCGAGTTCATGTTGACGTTGTCCCGCATCCGCATCACCTCGATCTCGAGCTGCGTGATCTGGCTGGTTAACGTGAAGTATCCCCAGACGGCGAATCCAACGAACGCCACGATCTGCAGCAACCATTTCAGGTTGATATCAAGTTTCGTGCTGTCATCAATCAAGTCACTGCGATAGTATAGGGCCGGTCAAGATTGGCCGTCAGCGTCGAGATCGTTATCACGTCATCGTCAGCGACAACTGTGCAGGCTTCGAGCAGGTTCAGCGCCGTGATCGTCCGTGCGACTTTCGCCTGGCTCATGTCGAGCGTGCCGCCCTGCATATTCGCCGTAGCTATTGTGCCGCTCGAATTGCCGAAGACGACGCCGCCCTCGATGCGCAGCGTGGTTACTCCCTGCGTGCCTTCGGTCGTCACCGTGCCATCGCTGACCTCGAGCGTAGTCAGTGCGCCGGTGAGCTGGTGCAGCACCACAGTGCCGCCCGATACCTTCGCCTCGTCGATCCGGCACCTGGCGTACACCTGCCCGCCGCTGACCAGCAGGTTGTCAATCTGCGGCGCCTCAGTCCATTGGTCGGTGCCGATGCCGACGATGCCGCCGCGCACTTCGGTGTCACTCGCCGCACTGGCTGCGATCATCCGCAGCGGTGCCATCGATGCCTCCCTGGCTGTCTTTGCGGTATTGTAGATGATCGTGGTCGTGGTCGTGGTGCTGGTGTCGATCATCAATCTGGTCGAGCCGGTCGGCTTGCCGGGGCCGACGTTCTGGCCGATGGACAGAAGCGTTGTCAGCGGCTTCAAGTATACCGCCCGATATTCGGGCGCTGCAGTATCGACGTTGGCGCCGTCGCTGCTGGTCGCGAAGTTGCGGCTATCGAGTCCGATCGTGCCGGTAAAGGTCTGGGCGATTGTCGTGCTGGCCTTTGTATTTGTCGTCGCTAATCCCCAGCAGATTGACGGCCCGCCAGTTATGTACACGTTATCGCCGGCGCCTGGTACAGCTTTACCGCTCCAGTTCGCAGCACTGCTCCAATCGTTCGGGCTGGCGCTCGCAGTCCCATCGGAGAACGCACCGACGCTACCTGAGCCGCTGCCAGTTTCTGACATTACCGCCGTGAATGGAACTCCGGCAGTATCGGCTGTGCCGATGATTGATCCGGCAGACCCTGACCATGTGATCGTCGAAAAATATGGATGAGTGGAAGCGTTCAGTGCTGTCCGCAAAGCGGTAGACGTCGCTGCCACACTCGTTGCACTGGTAACCGATATCGCTACGCCTCCGATCGTCACGATGAAAACATTGTCGGTGCCGTCAATGCTTGCGACCGTGCCGGTGCTAACCTGTGCGACCGGATCGGCGCCACCCTCCCAGTATACGTCTGCCATGATCTATGCCCTCGTCGTTTTGCTGGATCGCAGGTGTAGCCGCAGGTTCGCCGCTGTTTCCGCGATGCCGATTATCGTTGCCCGGTCGCCCGTCGTGAAGTCGCCATGCGGCGCGATGCCGCCGGCAGTGCCGCTGCCCATGTACACCTCGCCGACTACCAGCGTGGCGCCGACATTGATCAGCCCCTGTGTCTGGATCACCAAAGGCTGCTCGTCGAGTGCTGCGTGCGTGGCGATGCCGTCGCAGACACTCGCCGCGTCACTGGCATCGGCATCCGTCAGCTTCGCCTTGTTATCGTCGGCGGCGTCTTTGTAGATCGCCTGACCGGCTGTGATCGTAGTGCCGGCTGTCACCTTCTCGGTGCGGATAGATGATACGCCCACCACGCTTGCTGCGGTTATGCTTAAATCTGCCATTGTTTTTGCTCCGTTTTTATGATGCTTTTTCGAGGCCGCCGAGTACGTCCCACTTGTACATGATGTAGATGTTGAATGGTACTGTCGCCTTCCATCCATGCTGTGCGCCCGTGCCTGGTGCGGTCGCTGAAACGCTCGAGAAATTTCCGATAGATAAAGTCGGAACCGTTGCCGTATCGGTTGGCGTCGAGACACTCGAGAATATCGAGAACTCATCCTCGTCGCCGTCGTAGTCGTTGTTCTGATATGTGCCGCTGGCCGGTGATGTCAGCGCGGCGTAGAACTTGAATGTCTTTTTCGGTGATGACGTAGGTGAGCCGGCCTCGAAATCTTTGGTAATCGTCGGTGCGTCCAGGTCATATTCGTCCTCGTCTGCCGTCGGTGCAAATTCAAAGCGGCGCCGATGTATCGTGAACGTGCCGCTTGCTTCTTTTGCGAAATGCTCAGATGTCTCGCCACCGTCACCAGTTGCCCACGATGCAGCATTCCAGGCCGTTGTCGCATCAGCGAACGATCCGCCTGTGCCTTGCCGGTATTCTCCGCCCTTGAATCCCAGCGTGACGACAGCACCTGCCACGACGCAGGATGTCGTACCCAGGCCCGAACAGTCTGATGCCGTCGTCGATGTGCATCCAGAATGACTTCCGAAGTCGCCAGGGGCCGAGCAAGGATTATCGCCGCCCGTGTATTGTATCGTTCCGCTCCGCTCACCGACATCGTTTTGAACATCGACAAGCCAATCGCCGCCGAAAAAAGTCAACGCGATTCGTGGGCCTGGATACGCATCATACCAAGTGCAACCGGAATAATATGTCATAGTATGCGTCCCGACGCGGCCGTTCCAGATTGTCCCAGCCATCCCTGAAAGCGTCAAAGTAAATTGTAGGGGCAGCGATGGCGAGCAACTATTACAACTGATGGAAGGCGGTGCACTGATGTCGTTCAATTCCTGCCAAGTCCACCGCAGCTTATCAAGTATACTCTGCTGCTGTGCCAGCCAATCCCACGTCCACTCCTTCAGGGCCGAGTGATCGATTCGAGTCTCCGAAATATGCGCCAGTAATGCTGCCTCAGTCCAGGGCGTCATCGGTGGCGATGCCGAGGCGCTTTGGCCTTCCCACTCGTCTGCATCCGTGGTATTCACGAACTCGGGAATCAGATCGTCAACCAAGTCCTCGACCTGTGTCATTATCGTTTTGATTGACCACAGCTTTGTCGATTGAATCGATGTCGTCAGGAACGCCGGTTTCGTGATTGTACCGAGCTTGTCCTGCCGGCCATTCGTGATGTCAACGCGCTCATTCAATGCGACCTGCAGTTCCGCCAGATACGGCTCGAGGTTGCCGCGCAGCTCGTTGCTGCCTGTCCAATCTTCAGCCCATGCCATCAGCTCACCCTCGCAGGTATATGGATGTCACCGCCGCGATGCGTCTGGTAGACGTTGGACAGGTTGCCGGAACCGTCGGCAGTCACATATCCGAGCGTGTGATATACCGTGCCGTCGGCCTGTGCTGGTGGCGCACCGCCGGTTGCCTTGTGAGCCGCTGCCGTGATCGTGGAACCGCTTTTTGTGATGGCATAGCCGACCCAGTTCTCGCCGGATGAAAAGCTGACCAGGTATTCGCCGGCAGTCTTCGCCAGTTTGTCGAGGCCGACGATGATGTGATCGTTGTACTCGTAGCCGGCAACCGCTCGCGTATATCCGATCCACAGCTTTGTGATTGTATCTGGATCGACTGTCAATCCAAAGGGAAAAACTTCTTCGGTCACGCTGACAGTTGCCGGCTGCGCCCACCAGGTCGTGCCGGATAAGAACCCGATCGTCGCATAGCCCGTCGCGAGTGTGGTCGTGGACGAGTACAGCTTCAGCGTCACGCCCCTGGTCGTTGCGTCTGCGGCGGGATCAAGGTATACATCGGCCAGATACTCGGTGGCGCTGACGCTCGATGTGATCACCAGGATAGCGGCCTGTCCCTGCTGCAACATTCCGCCCTGGCCCTGCTGCGGGATGCCGGGCTGGCCTTCCTTCCACCATCCCGGCGGAAACCGATTCAGCATATGCGGCGGCGACGCCGAACCCTGCTCGCCGTTCAGCGCATCGATGATCCGATTCACGCCGGTCACGCCCTCGGCTGATAGCTTCGTGACAAAGCCAGGTTTCCACCGCTGCAATTTCGGATAGTTAGACAAGGTTCAGATTCCAGAAGTCCTTCTCATTTAATATCCGTGGCTGGATGCGCCCGATGCCGGCCTTGATGTCGGTCGGCGGCTCACCTGTGGCACGGTCGAGAAATACAACCTCGGCATCCCATGTCTCGGGGCGATTCTCGAAGGCGTAGCGAACCGTGAAGGTATTGCCGCCGTCGTTGCTGCTCGCGTTGATTGTCAGAAACCAGGTGCGCTCGGGCCGGTCGAGAAATTTCGTCTTGTTCACGGTGCCGGAATACTCGCGGACAGTGGCGCGTGGGTTGTCAGCTTCGTGGCGGGTGAATGTCTCGATGCTGCGGGACTCCGGCACGGTCACCGTTCGGATCTGCTGCTGCAAGTCTTCCGTGATTTCGCCGGTCGTGGCATCGACCGCCTCGAAGGTATACTCGACCGCGATCTGCTTGCCGGTGATGTCCTGCTCAGTTTCGCGCTGGCCGATTATCGTGCCGATCTCGACCTGACCGATATCGCCCGTTATCAGATTGTCATCGGGCCGGGCGATGCGGTACTGCAGCATCACCCTGGCCGTCGAGGTGTCAAGCATCGTGGCGCTGCGCTCGACGCATACCACGCCCGGCACGCCCGGCAAGGTATCGCCGCGTCTGACGCCGCTCGCCTGGATCGCCTCGTATATCCGACCGGGGCCGATGCTGACCAGCTCGCCGACAAGCATCGAGCGCGTCACGCTGATGCCGGCGGCGCCGTCGGCCAGTGACGGCGCGCTCTCTGGTACTGTGTCCCGTGCGATGATCTTAGCCATGCTATTTCATCCCCAGTTGTGCGGCCTTGCGCTCGATTCGTTGGATGGCGCCGATGCGTATTTCGCTCTGCGTCTTTTCGTGTAGTCGCTTCACGGTCGCTCGCATGAAACTGTTCCGGCCTTGTCCGTCCCATCCCCATTCGACGACCGGTGCGTATACTAATCGGTTCTTTATCTGTGCCGTGACGGTGTTCTTGGAGACTCGCGTGGCGTATAGCTTGTTCGCTTTTCGCAGGTTTCCCGTCTTCCCCTCCGGCGTTGCCGCCTTTATTTCACCGAGTACAGCATTGGCAGCTTCGGTCACTTCCGGCTTGACCAGTTCGCCGACCGATTCCGATTCACCAAGCGCCTCGAGGTTGCGCATCGCCTTTTTCACTCCGAAGATTTTGAATTTCGCACTCACGATGCAAAAGCCACGAACTTGCAGTCGCGGATTTGTTCAACTGCGGTGAGAATTAATGTCAATGTCTTATCTTTTTCAGCGGCAGCGGCAGCATCTTTGTTATTCTGCATATCTTCCTTTCGTCCTGCTGCGAGTTGTTCTTCCAAGAGCTGTATATCCGCTTTCGCTGCTGCTTCCCTTAATTGCTTTTCTCCGATCACTTCCTCCAGGCGTCGTTGCGGAATGTTGACTTCGAAACCGCCTATCCTCGCTTTCTTGCCGAGCAGATTCGGGCCGGCCTTTACTTCGAATTTCATAAACCTCCCTTTCCTGCCGAGCGGCTGCACTACCTCAATGATATCCTCGACGACCTTTACAACCTCGTCGTTCGCTTTCTTGATATCCTCGATGACCCTTACAACTTCTTTGACAATTTTCTTGCCGGGAGCAGGCTCAACAAGTCGAAGCCCTGCCGCGCCAGCAGGCTTTACTGCGGCGGCAGCCTTCGCGTCGGCAGCTCTCGCTTCGTTGATAGCTTTCTCTGCCGCTGCGGTGGCATCTCTCAATGCTTTCCTGGCTTCATGTTCCTTCTTTATTTCTCCCGCACGTACTGCGGCCTTTCGCAATGTTTCGTGATAATCGGCGAGCAGGTCGTCAGCGAAAGATCCCGTCGCGCCGGCAACGACTGCTTTCTTACCGGCGGCGATATTCGCCTTGGCATCGGAAAACCCCTGCTCGATATATTCTGTCACCGCCGCGCCGCGCAGTTTTGCGATAGTCTCCTCATGCGTTAGGGCAGGATCCATCCCTGCCGGGATTCCGAGCTTTTTAGCGCCTGGCAACTTCGCGGCGGCTCGTAATGCTAAATCGATCTTGCCGAAAACCCAAATCAGCGACTCACTGATGCCTTTAAGCGTCCCAAAGATCACTAATTGTATGCCGCCGAAGGCGAATTGAATCACGCCCTTGACCAGGTTCACAGCATTGCCAAGTACGCCGATCACCTTCACGATCTTTTCGATCCCGCCGGTAACTCGATCGGTCATGCTTTCGCCTTCGAGTGCGGCCTCAGTCATCGCATCAGACCACAGCGAGATGAATGGCGCCACGCCGATCGTCAACTGATTCATCGCACCTTCGGCGATTGCCCCCAGTTTCGTCATCGAGTCGTTCGCTTCCTCGACCATTGCGCCCTGCTCTTCACTAAACGTGATCCCCAGGCGCTTTGCTTCTTCGATTGCTTTACGGATGCCCTCGGCGCCCTGCTCCATCGTCACCAGCAGATCGCCACCAGTACGACCGAATACATCCATCGAGATGCGCACCTTATCCGAATGGTTCTCGACATCCTGCAGTGCATCAGCAATCGCCAGGAATTGCTCGCCGGCATCCATCTTTATCAAGTCGTCAACTTCTAATCCCAGATCGCCGAAAGCACGTACCTGCGTGGATAGTCCAGCGTTCGCTTCGCTGACGGACTTCGTCATTTTGACAAGGGACTTGCCCATCTTTTCGGTGCTGACGCCCGATAGCTTTGCGGCATGGCCGAGGCCGGCGAGCATCTCGGTAGTGATATCCAGCTTGCGGGCTTCCTTCGATATCTGGTCGATCTTTTCGGCAGTCTTTTTTACAATGGCAACCAGCGCGACGCCGACTGCGGCCAGGGCCACGACACCGGCTTTCGCGATTCTGCCGGCTGCGTTTTTGAAAGCAGCGTGGAACTTGCCGATACTCTTGCTGGTTGACTGCAAGCCTTTTTTGAAGTCGCGATTGTTCAGCGACAATTTCGTCGAGATGTCTGCTATCTTCGCCATCGTCTATCTCTCCTGCCACCGGCCATGCCGAGCCAGTGCTTTGCGGATCATACTGAACGGTTTACCCTGGATCATAATCGGCTTGTTGCGCCATAGGCCAGGCGGCAGCTTGATGACCTCGTTGCATCGCTTACACCGTCCTGACTTGCTGCGGATCACCGGCGGATCGACATACCAGATTTGTACCAGCTTGCCGCCGCAGTCGGCTTTATGCTCGCCGAAGTCATTCAGGTCACGGATCAGAACTATCGCCATCGATCATATCCCCGTATCCGCTTTCGATGTGCTGCGTGGCTGCAGCATCCAGCAGGTGCGATACTTGTTCCTGCGGCATCGTCCGGCCCGTGCCGTTGCCGGCATCCTCGGCACTATCGAATTTGAACATGAAATCGGATAGCTTGACATTTTTAGCCCCCATCATGCCGGCGATCTCGGTGGTCTGCCTGGCTGTACGCAGGTCTGCCCGCTGCGCCGGCAGCGGCTTCTTCGCGCAATATCGCATCCAGCTTGCGAACTCCACAGCAGACATCGCCTGCTGCCACTCGTCCACCGTCCTGCCGCCGAGTGCAATGGCAAGGTCGTGCCAGAACTCGACGGCCTCGGTCAGTTTTTTGAGTCGGTGTCATCGCTCCCCATTCCCGACGCCTTGAGCGCGGCGTCGAATAGGTTCTGCTGCGTCACTACCGGCACGCCGTCCAGGGTGTCGTCGAGCTTGAAGATCGGCGTGCCGTCATTCTCGCAGGCAGTCTGCACGATTATCCGGCGTTGAAACTCCAGATTATCGGCGCCGCTTTTCTCCTTGCCGGTGTCAGTGAATGCGATACACTCTGCCCGCAGCTTTGCCGACATCGACTTGACCGGGATCAGCAAACCGTCCTCGATTTCGTCGGCCTCGACCTTGACACTCGGCAGCCACTTCCCGCTGGTCAATCTCCCCCGTAGCTCGCTCATCCCTTCGCCCCTTTTATTGTGTTTGTTTTTGTTTCCTTCGCCGGTTCTGCCGGGCCGCGCTCGGCCTTCGTCGCTGCCCGTATGGTCACTAACTTGTAGCCGTGATTGCGCACCGCTGACAACAAATTAGCTGCCGGCTGTGCGCCATCACGGATGACTGTGATATGCTCGCCGGCGGCATTCACGAGCTCGACCGCATAGCAGTCGCCGGTGATGCCGCATTCGGCCTTTGTCGCCGGGCGTATGACGCCCTCGCAGGTCATGCCTGCCACATTAAGTATCGCCATCGCCTCGCCCTCCTGTATTAGCCTGCAGCTGTCCTGGTCACATTGCCGGTCAACTGACCCGTGATCGAACCTTCGCACAGCTCGCTATCAACGCTGCCGCTGAACGAGAAGTCCGTGGCGAAATACGAAGCCGCGAGTATCGAGCCGCTGCTGTCACCCGAGACGGTCTTCCACGTGATCGTGCAAGTCTCAGCGGCGGTGTCGATGATAGGCACGTCGTCGGGATCGTAATGAATGCCCAGATCGAGCGTGCCAGGATTAACCAGGTCGCTTGCTCGGAATGTCATATTACCGAACTTTCCCGAGGTCGCCAGGGTCGTGCGGTGCGAGGTTGGAATAGCCGTGCGGCCGGCACCACTGATGCCGACGCTGGTGATCCGTTGAGAGTACGACGACGTACCGAAGACGACTGTTGCGCCGATGATGGATCGAGATGATTCTCCAGGCATTTTCTATTCTCCTTGGTTATGTGAATACCGGCACCGTGCGCCGATAGTTGACTGTGATTGATAAGGAAATTTGATAGGTGTTGTCGTCGCTGCCGTCACCCTTCGACTCGACGAAGTCGGCCTCGGCATCGAGCCACATCGAGTCGATCTGGAACTCGTCGTTCAGCGTGCCGTGGTAACCGTCCACCGCCTCGCGCACCGCCTCGGCTGCTGTCTCGGCTGCGATGCTGCTGTCTGCCATCACGTCCACCTGGATCAGCGCAGATGACATATCAGATGCAGCAGCGATGTGATGCCCCGGTGCATCGGCGATGCGTGACCACAGCAAATAGGGCCGCGATGCCGACTGCGGCGCCAGGCCGGGAAAGATGCGCCCGGCCACAGCGGCGGCGATGCCGGCATTGCCTTTCAAATAGCGCGTGATTTCGTCCTTCAATGTCATGCCGTTTCGCCTGTATCTGTCGCTGCGATTGCAGTTGTGCGCTGCTTGCCGGCACGGTCGTGCGTGCTGCTGTTAATGTCGTAGACAATGCCGCGCACGATCAGCCGGTGCGTGTCAGCCTGCACCGCCGGGAAGCTACGCATTCGGATGCTGTGCGTGTTGCGCACGTCCTGGCGCCCGCCCTCGAGAACTTCATCGCCGGCCTCGGACGAAATCGATGCCCAGCGTGTCGCGATCGTTGTCCAGGCGCGAGAGGTCTGCCCGTGCGCGTCGGCACTTTCCTGCGCCTGTTGCACCTCGACCCGGTTTCGCATTTGCCCTGCGGACGGCATCAGATCGACTCTCCGTGGACGCTCATTATCTGCTGCTCGATTGCGATCGCATCGGAATTCAGAATGACAAAGAACTCGTTGGCATCGCCGGTCATGTTCACGATGCAGTCCTCGAAGCTCCACACGAACTGATACGGTTCGCCGCTGATGCCTTCGTCGAATGATCCTTGATCGGCGCCCAGTGACCAGCCGACGGGTGCAGTCTTGATCGGCTGCGGTGAGATCGTATGTATCAGCGTCGTATTCTGGCGCACCTGCACTTTGATGCCGACGCTCAGTGCAGCCTCGGCCATGTATAGATTGTGAGTGGCAGCGGAATCGATAAAATATCCGTTCAACTTATGCAAGCAGAATGTTTCACCAGCCGCCGGCTTGCAGGCGAATGACAGATGTATCGCACCGGCGCTCGAGTATGAACCGTTCCCGGCGACATCTGCACCCGCTGGCGTCGTTAATTCGAACGTGTTTGCCGTCTTATTCGCGACGATGTGCAGATCGTTACACGCAGTGTTTCCGACGACTCCGGTGATGTTCACGAAGTCACCATCGCTGTATCCATGACTCGATGAAGTGACGACGATCGGTGTGGCATTGGTCGCGCCGGTAATAGATTTCGCTGCGAATACCTGGTTGATCGTGCCGGTGCCGTCGCCCTGGCTGTCGAGTACCTGGCTCAACTGGCGGGATGGACTGTATGCGATCATATCGACTCTCCGTGGATGCTCATAAGTTGCTGTTCGATTGCGATTGCATCGCTGTGAAGGACTACAAAAAAATCATCTGTATCGCCGTCAAGATTCATCAAACAGCTCGAGAAAATCCAATTAAAAGAATAGGCGGCGCCGCCCATTGCATCGACCACTTGCATCGGCAATGCACCCAGTGACCAGCCGACCGGAGCCGTCTTGATCGGTGTCGGCGATACCGTATACTCCAGCGTCGTATTCTGCCGCACCTGCACTTTGATGCCGACGCTCAGTGCAGCCTCGTTCATGTAAAAGTCGTCCCTCGAACTGGAGTCGATGAAGTATCCGGTGAATCTATTCACGCAATATGTTTCACCAGCTGCTGGCTTACACGCGAACGATAAGTGCGCAGCACCGCCGCTCGAGTATGAACCGTTCCCGGCGACGTTTGCTCCTGCCGGTGTGGTTAATTCGAATGTGTTCGATGTCTTGTTCTGGATGATATGCAGATCGTTGCAGGCAGTGTTTCCTACGACGCCGGTAATGTTCACGAAATCACCATCGCTGTATCCGTGCGAGGTTGCCGTCACGACGATCGGTGTGGCGTTGGTCGCACCCGAAACTGTCTTCGCGCCCTGTGCTTGGTTAATCGTTCCGGTGCCGTCGCCCTGGCTGTCGAGTACCTGGTCGAGCCGCCTGGATGGACTATATGCGATCATATCGTCTCGCCGTGGATGCTCATTACCTGCTCTTCGATTGCAATGGAATCGCTGTGAAGAACCACAAAAAAATCATCTGCGTCGCCGTCGAGATTGATAAAACAACTCGAAAAACGCCAAGCGAATGAATGCGCTGCACTCCCCAGTGACTCGGCAAATTGCATCGGCAATGCACCCAATGACCAGCCGACGGGTGCCGTCTTAATCGGTGTCGGTGATACCGTATGTACCAGCGTTGTGTTCTGCCGTATCTCGATTTTAATTCCGACGGACAGTGCAGCCTCGGCCATGTAAAGATCGTCCGTTATGCCGCTATCGAGAAAGTATCCAGTAAATTTATGTAAACAGAACTGCTCACCAGCTGCCGGCTTGCAGGTGAATGACAGATGTGCCGCACCGCCGCTCGAGTATGAACCGTTCCCGGCGACGTTTGCACCCGCTGGCGTCGTCAGCTCGAACGTGTTCGATGTCTTATTTCGGATGATGTGCAGATCGTTGCAGGCAGTGTTTCCCACGACGCCGGTAATGTTCACGAAATCACCATCACTGTATCCGTGCGAGGTTGCCGTCACGACGATCGGTGTGGCGTTGGTCGCACCCGAAACTGTCTTCGCGCCCTGCGCTTGATTGACTGTTCCGGTGCCGTCACCCTGGCTGTCTATTATCTGATCGAGCCGGCGCGATGTCGCATATTGTATCGCCGTCATGTCCACTCCGTCGTGTGAATGTGTAACTGTCGGTAGATGTCGTCCGCTGTCGGATTGGTCACCGGCGTAGCGCCCTGAACATCGGACAGGTAGCTTTCTCGATTCTCATACAGCTGCGCGGCCTCCAGCTTGATTGCGGCCTTGATGATTTCCGGCACCTCGTCGATGTAGATCGTGCCGGTTCCGTCCGTGCTGATGCTGATCGCAGTGCCGCCGGCGGTCAGCGCCAGCTTGAATGTCGAGCCGCTCACGTCGCGAATGTAGTATGCGGTGTCGGCAGTCAGGCCGGTCGGGACATCGCCGCCGACCGAGAATAGCCGCACTTGCATATTGTCGGCATACGTCCTGCCGCCGCTGGCGATCGTGAAGACATTCGTCGCATTGACCGCCGTCACGACCGAACCATACCCGGCGATATAGGTGATCGTGATCGCGTCCGGCTGCGCTCGGGCCGACGGCCAAGAATTGCTGTAGCCAAGTATCACCCGTCCCGGCTCGCTTGTTCGGTCGGCGCTGTAGTCGCTGCTGCTGAATGTCTGCGTTGCGCCGTCGGTATCGACGTACTGGATCGATGAGATAGATAGCAGCGGCGGCTTCGGCAGCTCGATTGTGTCGGTGCCAGGAAAGGCGTCGAGCTTCAGCACCCATGTCGCCGGCGCGAATTGCCGATTGGTCACATGCTCACCACGCACCACCGCTGCCGACAGTTGCGCGGTGATCAGCGCGTTGTCGTCGTCGATGTCGATCCGGCTATGCTGCTTCGCATCGTCCAGCGTGACCGGCGACCAGGTCGCGAGCTGCGATTGATGCAGGTTCATGTGGTCGCTGTCTTCTTCGCTGCCGCCCGCTTTTTCGGGGCCGTGCAGTAGCCGCCATCGATCAGCACCTTCGCGAGTTCCGGCGTGATATCCTTGACCGGGATCTTGTCGCCGGCCGAGAACTCGCGCCCGCCGGCATCTGGCGTGTACCGCTTCTTGAATGTAAAAACACTCGCTGCCATGCTTCCGCCCTCCAGTGACAATAAATGCCGGAGTCCTGCTACTCAGGCTACGCCCTTTCACAGGATACTCCGGCGATCTTTTGCGTTTACGTGATCGCGCTATCTGTCACGCTTTGCGGGAACCGGGGATCGGACAGGATGATTAGAATCCCTGCCAGTACCGGATCATTCGCTGACTCGACTGCGTGCAGCCTGACATAGCTATAGCCAGTGCTGCTCAAGTCTTCGGCGCTGACTTCGATTATCTCGATGTCGTTACTGCCCGCCGTGTTCGTATAGCCGGATGTGCTCGCATTCGTCAACGCACCGTGCGTGTCACCGCTGGTGATCTGACGGTATGCAAACTTGATTGCAGTCGTATTCGAGGCGCTGACATCGTCGCTGGCCTGCACGGTGAATACCGAGGTGCCGGTTGTGCCGATGCCGCCGTGAACGATGAAGGTGCATTTTCCATATCCCTCCATATTCACGATGTCGCTATTGGTCGTGCCGGCCAGGGCGTCAGCCACTGGCGGCAGACCGTTAACAATATGAACTGTCTCGCTGAAACGTGCGCTCATGTCATTGTCTCCTGTGTTTGTGGTTACGCTCTGACGGCGAGGTTGATGTGCGTGGACAGCGTGTTGCTGCCCTTGAGCGGCGTCAGTGCCGAGTTCAAGTACGGTTGACCGTCCACCTCGAAGATGAAGCGGAAGGCACTCTGCGCACTGTCGAACTTCAGGTGCACGGACATAGCCTGCTCGATCCCGCCGCGCACGCCACTGACGTATGCGGACAAGTCAACCAGTATGATGTCGCCGGCATCGCCGATGGTCGCGCAGAACTCGACCGGGATCAGCGGGCGGTTCTTCAGCGTGTCCAACTGCTGACCGACTATCCCGTTGGCCGGGCGGAACAACGGCACGCCGCCGTTCGCATCCTGAACGAGTGACTGCAGTTGCGGTTCGCAATCGACATTGATCAACCACACGGCATTCACCCGGCTATTCGGATGCAACCGCGACCACATCTTGTCGATGTTCGCCGCAAGCAACGTGTCCGCCGCCTGACTGCCCTCCTTCGCGACCGTCACCAGGCTGCCGGAATTAAGCAAGCCGAGTGGCTGGCCAGCGCCGGAACCATTCACAATCGCGTCGCCGGTCATGAAGTTGATTTCTTCAATTGCGGCGCGGGTGATATACTGATCGAGTGCGACCGTATTATTGGTCAGCAGCTTGTTCGTCGCATAGACCAACACAGCCAACTGCTGCGGCTCGACCTTGACCATGCGCAGCGTCGGATTCGACGATGTGATGGATTCGGCTTCGCTGATCCAGTAGCCTCTGACGCCGCCATAACGTGAGCCGGCAGCTCGAGACGTTTCTGCATTTGCCGGGATGGAGATCGACTCGCCGGTGACGGTGAGCTGATCGGTACGGGCCAGCAGGTTGTCGTTACGTGCGTTCAGGCCGTCCCAGATCGCATTGGCGAAACTCGGCGGAACGCCGAAGCCACCGTCTGCACCGACTGTCTGATTCATGCCGCTTGCATCACCAGCAGCAGCGAAGAACGACAGGCGCTCATCGGCCATCGTGCCGGGTTGCGCTGCCGAAAACACAGCGGTTGCGAAGTCGCCCATATGATTGAACTCATGCGTCGGATTGTCGGCCCGGCAGTCGTGTGTCTGGATATTGCCGCTCAATTCCTGGGCGGCGTCACCTACGGCAGTGACCGTATCCTGTACCGTTGCCGGCGTGCGCGGTGCGGTCACCGATGCCGCTGCATCGTCCAGCCGCTCGATAGTCGTCACCTGTGCCTTGAGTGTCTCGACGCGATCGAGATGGCCCTGGATCGTGTCCAGTTCATCCGCTGAAATATCGCGTTCATCCGTTTCGGCCGTCGTCTGGATCGCTTGCGCGGCATCCAGTGCAGCCGTCATCTGCTGTCGCAATTCCGTCAGCATTGTAGTTCTCCGTTCGTGGTTTTGACACAAAAAAAGCCTGCGAACGACACACCGTGTGTATCGTGCAGGCTTACTTTGAGCCGGGTTGTTTTTTCCTTGGATGCGGCGGCGTATACTTTGCACGCCCGCCCGCATTGTCTCTACACTACGTTAGCAAAAAAACGATTGCAAATTATGTCCCTGTGATTTTCGCCAGGGCGATCTTTGCCGCTGCAGTATTGCTGCGCTTCTCGCCGCGCACCACCGCCTGCAGCTTGCGCACCGCCGCCTCGAACGGCATCACGCCATCGACCAGGCCGGCGGCTTGCGCCTGGTGGCTCATCAGCATCCGGCCATCGGCCAGGTCACGCACCTGACTAATCGGCAGGTTGCGGCCACGCTTGACCGCTGCCAGGAATAGCTCGTTGATCCCATCGACCTGCCCCTGGAACTCGGACAACTGGTCATCGGTGATCGGTGCGCCTTCGATGCCGGCGCCCTTATGCTCGCCGGTGCTGACGACGTGAACCTTCACGCCCTCGGCCTCGGCTGCTCCCGATGTGTCATACAGCACCGCGAATACGCCGATACTCCCGGCGCTGCCTGCTTCGTTGATCGTCAGGCTGCGGGCCTGTGATCCTGCCCAGTACGCGGCCGACGCGCCCAGGTCATCGATGTGCGCGTGAACCGGCTTGACCTTATCGGCAGCGGCGATGTCGTCGGCCAGCTCCTGTGTCCCGGCGACGTGTCCGCCGGGCGAGTCGATGTGCAGCATGATGCCGTCGATCGACTTGTCACCAGCAGCGGCGGTGATGGCGCGGCGGGTGTCCTGCGTCGAGGTGCCGCCGAACTTGCTCTCCCCCTTCATCATGCTCCCGTAGATCGGAATCATCGCGATGCCGCCGGAAGCGGTGAATCGTCGATCACCAGCGGCAGCGGCCTGCGCACCATCGGCCCGGCGGTGAATGATTGCAGCGGTGAATCCCGCCGTTCGCAGCCAGTTCAGCGAACCACTGAACCAGGCCGGCTCGATGGCCCAGGCGCCGAGGTGATTCTGAAAACATTCAGGTGTGTGCGGTATCATTGTATTAGTCTCCCTATCAGTTGTTCGGCCATGCTTTTCGGCGTCACTGTGTTGCGGTACTCGCAGTATTGGTCGATGTATTCCTGCGCCATGCGCTCGCCGGCCACCGGATCGATAGCGATCGCGATGCTGGTGAGGTTCTGCCGCATGAATGCCGGGAAGGTTTCGCCGTAGAAATGATCCGACCAGGAATGGTACTGCGGCTTCTTCTGCGCTGCCTCCTCGGCTTTCATCTGCTTGCGCGTCACGCGGTCGCACGCCTCGATCATCACGACCCAAAGGTCGTCTGCCCGCGCCTGTCGGCTGGCCTCGGTGATCGGCGCCGCCTGCGATGCCTCGGATATATTGCCGCTCTCGGATACCACATCGAGCGGCAGCATATTTGCACCGATGTAATATTTGTCCGATGCTTCATCTGGATTCGGGTTCTGCCCCTCGAAGCGCCGGATCTCGTTAGGCGTCCTGGCGCCGATGTTGAATAGCACGCGGTGAAACTCTGCCCGGCTTTTGGAGTCTGCCCGCAGCAGTGCGTCCAGGTTGCACTTGATCTCGATGCCGTCGGCACGCTCGGCGGGTGTCAATAGCTTGCGGCCTAACTCCTCTTCCCACGCCACGCACCAGGGCATCAGCGTGTCACTGACATACTCGAGCGCCTGGTGTTCGATGTTCGAGAATGTGGCGTGCGTCAGTTCGCCGATCTTATGCAACGGGATGCGGAACCAGCGGGCGACATCCTGCACCGAGTAGATCATCGACTCGAGCAGTTGCGCGTCATCGGCACTGACCATCGTCGGCGTCA